ATGCAATGTTGGAAATCCGTTCCGCTGGCGCACAGACATTGACAACTCGCTTGTTGATCGACCGTGAAGAGCGTTTCGCTGACACATTCTTCAAGGCTGGCGTCTGGACTACAGACAACACACCCAGCAACTTGTGGTCTGACTACACTAACTCCACACCAATCTCTGATGTAACTGCTGCTCGTCGTTCGATGCAGTTGACATCCGGTGGTTTCAAGCCAAACACAATGGTTGTTGGTAAAGAAGTTCGTGACATCTTGGTTAACCACCCAGACATCCTCGCCCGTTTGAACGGTGGCGCAACTGTAACAAACACAGCTTTGATTACAGATGCTAAACTGGCAGAAATCTTTGAAGTAGAGAACTTCTACGTCATGGAAGCTGTCAAGAACGGTGCTGCTGAAGGTCTGGCAGAAGCCAACGCCTTTATCGGTGGCAAGAACGCTCTGTTGGTACACACACCTCGTGCATCAGGTCTGATGACCCCTGCCGCTGGTCTGACATTCGCATGGAACTCAGTTCCCGGCGTAAACAACCTCGGTGTTACCGTTGAGTCCTTCTCTGACGATGCTCTCAAGCGTCAGCAGGTTGCAGAACACATCCAAGTTAAAATGTCCTATGACATGAAAGTCACAGGCGCTGACTTGGGTTACTTCTTCTCCGCTGTAATCGCCTAAGCGATAGATACTAAAGGTGTACCCTGAGCTACGGCTTGGGGTACAACCCAATATATAACAGAACATAACAGTATTCATATAATGGAGAGTCCCTATGCACCCCACATACTTGGGTTGGCAGGTCGATTGGCCTGTGTTTATCAAAATGCCACTGCTGGCAGATAATACGAATTGGAAACGTGGAGATCACTTTAACTGGGCAGAGCGAGGAATAAACCAAGACAAGGTTGCTACCCTGTACGCCTCCGGTTACATTCACCACAATACAGAATTAGAAGTCCAGAACAAGGTTGGAGATCGACTGTCTGAACTAGCTGGCAAAGAGCTTGAGACTTTGGTTAACCTTCTTAACGTAGAGGTTAGAAACCGTACCTCAAGTAAATCTGAGTTTGAGGCTAAGAAGTGCAAGAAGTCTAAGATTGACGACAAGCAACGTGGTCTTATTCGCCGCTTCCTAAACAGCAACCGATGGATTTCAGAAGACTTCTACGACATTAGAGACAAGGTTCTCGCAGAATAAACAACGGAGACGACTTACATGGCATGGTCTTACGATCCTACAGACTTGGATACCACCACGGCCTCTGGTCGTCTCAACACAGTACGTCTTCTCATTGGAGATACTGACACAGTTGACCAACAGGTTCAGAACGAAGAGGTTACTTTTGCTCTCGGTGAGAACGGTAACAACGTGTACTACTCAGGTGCTTGGATTGCCCGTGTCATTGCCTCTAAGTATTCCCGACAGGTAACGACACAACTAAGTGGTGCTTTGAGTGCCGACTACTCCGACCTAGCGAAACAGTACCAAGCTCTCGCAGACAACCTAGAGTATCAGGGTAAGACCGCAGGTGCTTCGGTGGGTGTCTTAGCTGGTGGCATCACTAAGAGTACCGTTGAGGCTGTACGAAGAAACACTAACCGTATCGAAGGCTCTTTCCGTAGAGATCGTTTTAAGAACCCACCAAGCTATCAAACACCTGAATACGAATAAGGAGTAAGATATGTCATTTCGCTCCTTTGACTTGCTAAACCTAGTTAGAGACTTTGGGGAGACCCTTACTCTACGAAAGGTTACTACAGCAGGAACGTATAATCCCGCTACAGGTACAGTAGACAGTTCTGCCACTACTGACTATAGTGTTACAGGTTACCTCTACAATTATAATGCGGGGGTCATAGGTGGAAACGATGAGGTTGTTAGAGGAAGTCGCAAGTGTATCATCTCCGCTTTAGATTTAGCTGCTGTACCAGACTTTGATGACCTTATACTTGGCAGTGGTGATGCAGTTAAGATCATCTCTGTTATGTCGTTATTTTCCGCTGGTACTGCCATAGGTTACATCTGTGACGTAGAGGAGTAGGTTATGAAAGCGTCACTCAAGGTTAACTCGTCCTTCTACAAGAAGATGGAGATACTTGATGAGTATGTAGAAGAGTATGTCTCTGACCAACTGTTAGAAATAGCTCAGACTGCCGTTAATCTATCTCCCGTTGACACTGGTGCATATGTTACATCATTCTCTTATTCTGTAGGTGCAGGTCGTCCAAGAGGTAAGTCCTCGGATAATAAACCCAAGGGTCAAAACGCACAGGCTATGAGACAAGAGGGCTTATCCAACCTAGTGTCAGATATTAACAAGGTTGACTTAAAGAATACCACAAGAATAACCCTTAGAAATGCCTCACCTCATGCCTCTGATGTAGAGAACGGTGGGCCAACTTGGAGAAGGGCTGGGTATAAAGTTTTTGCACAGGTAAGGAATATCTATGGCTAGTATTCAAAATGATATTCGGGCTGCACTTGAGAGCCACTTAGCTGCAACATCAGACCTCCCATCTATAGCCTACGAGAACGTAGCATTTGAGCCTACAACAGGCACTAGCTTCCTTAAGGTACAATACCTCCCGACAGTCACTAGACCCGCTGTAAGGGGCTTAAATCCACAGTTGAGATACCAAGGTGTATTCTCTGTAACAGTCTTCGCCCCCGAAGGTCAAGGCCCAGCTACCGCAGACGACTACGCTAACAAAGTGATAGACGCCTTCGCAGCAACCACTGACATCTCGTTCACGAATGGTGATGCAGAAACAATCATAGTGTCTATTGATTACGCTGAACGTCAGCAAGGTATGATAGACAGTCCTTGGTACTTTGTTCCGATCAACATCGGCTGGTACATATATAAATAACTTCCCATAGGAGAAACCAACATGGCCTTTGCACAGGGTTCACGCTCCAGTCTGTCGTTTATTACTGAATCTACCTTCGGTACGACACCCGCTGGCAACTTTATTAACCTACCTTTCACCACTAACTCCATAAACTTGACTAAAGATCGTGTAGAAGGTAACGACATTCAAGCTGACCGTATGCCACGGGTTGACCGTCACGGTAACCGTCAAGTTGGCGGAGACATAGTATCTGACTTGCGTGATTCTGACTTTGATGTATTCCTTGAATCTGCTATGCTTAATACTTGGTCAAGTAACGTACTTAAGGTTGGAGTGACACCAAAGTTCTTCTCACTTCAAGATTACGCTGCTGACATTGACCTTGCTCGTAGGTTCACTGGTTGTACAGTATCTACAATGGGTATCTCCCTCGCTCCAAACCAAATGGTAACGACTACCTTTGGTGTTGTAGGCAAAGACATGAACCCAACGATCACTGCTGGTTCTTTTATCTCTGGTGACTCATATACGATTGTCACGGTAGGTACTACAGATTTTACAGCTATCGGTTCTGCTGACAATAACGTAGGTACAACCTTTACTGCAACTGGCGTTGGTTCAGGAACAGGTACTGCATCGGTAGGCTTTGCAGTTCAACGTGATGAGACAGCTAACTCAGGTTCTGCACCATTTGATGCTTACTCAGGTACACTGAAGTTGGGAGATACTGGCGGATCATTAACAGAAGCTGCTATTATTACGAGCATTGACTTGACGCTAGACAATAGCTTCTCTGCTACTTTTGTTATAGGTGACTCTTCTGCACCATCACTTGAGTACGGACGTGCTGTAGTCGAAGGTACTATTACAGCTTACTTTGAAGACACAGCTTTGATTGACCGCTTCATCAACGAAGTAGATACTGCAATGGAAGTTGTCGTAGGTGATGTCGCGGGTAATACCCTCACCTTCCTCTTCCCTAAGATCAAAGTTAACAGTGCTGACGTAGGTGTTGATGGCCCAGAAAGCCGTATGATCACTATGTCCTTCGTAGCCCTCTACGATAGTACAGAAGATACTAACTTCAAGATCACAAGATCAGCATAACTGGATACCTAGCTAGGTAGTGGAGGCTCCTGAGTCGGGTCGGGGGTCTCCACATTAATCAACCCGACATTAACCCCCGAAGGAAACCGACATGGACTTAAAAGACCTGACACCGAATTTAGATGACATTGTTATTGAGATCAAGCATCCTTCAACGGGTGATGTACTAAAGAATGATGATGGCACGAATATGACAATTACTATTCTTGCGCCCCATTCTAAAGAGTACAAGAAAGCCCAACACGAACAAATCAGCAAGCGGCTTAAGAAGGCTCAAAAGAGTAAGTCTCAAGATGTTGACTACTCAGATATTGAGGAAGCTACGCTGGAGGTTCTAGCTAAGACGACTAAGGCTTGGGACATTACATACAACGGAGAGAAACCTAAGCTCACTGTTGCTAAAGCCAAAGACTTGTACGAAGAAGTCTTCTGGATTCGTAACCAGATTGAGGAGGTAGTAACTGACTCTCTGGATTTTACGAAGGTCTGATCTGTGAGCTAGTTAAGTGGGCTGAACATCAGTTTAAACTTAATAAGCCAGATCAGAATGGCACTACAGAACGAGAACATCTTGAACAAGTAGAGAGGCAGACTGGACGTAGAATAGGAGCATTGGAACCCCCGACACCCTTCCCCATGCTAATATCCCACGTTTGGTCTGCCTTTATTGCTTTAAGCTCTAGCAGGGGGTCAGGCTTTAGTGGCCCAGCGCCTATTACCTTTGAGCAGATTAAGGCATGGAAAGAACTTACGGAAACATCTATTGAGCCTTGGGAAGTTGAGGCCATCAAGAGAATAGACCTAGAATACTTAAGGGTGGCAAATGGCTGACGATATTAAATTTGTGATAGGCGTTGATAACCGGGACTTAGTTCGTGCTCAGAAAGAGCAACTTAAGTTTCAACGTAACCTCACGACTATTGAGAAAGCCTTTCGCTCTGGTAAAATTGATGCCTCTAGGTATAACAGTGAACTCGCTAAACAAGCTAAGGAGCTTGCTAAACTTGGTGGCGGTTACAACAAGGCTAACAGCGAA